ATACCAATAAACACAGTCTTGTATGTTGTTACTTTTCGAAGTATTATCAAGAACAAGACAATCATACCCTTCGGTACAAGCATTTAAAACATCCTGAAAAACGCTAAATTGAGGAAAAATACCAAAAAAATTCTTATAAAGTTTCTCTTGATTTTGAATAATATTTTCTCTTAATATGAAAACATAGTCTATATTTGTTCGAAGATCAGGCGGCAAATCCATACAGTATTGCATTGTTAACATGAATGTTATTCTCCAATGTCTTCCGTTCATAAATATGCCCCTAATATTTGTATCTCTAATCATACGTTTATCATACATACAATCGTCTAACAATAAGAATACATCATTGTCCTTTTTTGTATCTTTCCCGTTTATTGTCTTTTTTTGTCGCGTGATTACCTGTTGAACAACTTCAGGCTTGTATTCAGAATGTATAAGTAAATCTGGTATGAAACTCGAATAAAAAGCATTTCCGTCTTCCGTAGCAGATATAGCGACACCGGCTTTAATTTTACGGAGGTGATATAAAACGTCGGCGACGAGTGTACTTTTCCCTGTTCCTCTCTTGCCTATAAACACACATGTGGCAGGTCCCGAACCTGATGTACGTCTTTCCTCTATTCTCTTTGGATTAAACTTTGATAAGCTAATCGACATGTATATTTATAAAAATTATTTTATTATTCAATTTAGTCCCAGTAATTTCCTTTTAATAATATATCATTCTCTAATGTAATATACGAATAAATTACACTTGATAATAAACCTAATATAAACGAAACGAAAATTTTGCCGAATGTTCCTATGTTTTCCTCTTCTGGATCAATATAATTGCCGCCGGCGAATGTTACGCCCATAGTAAGTAAAATTATTAATATTATAGTTAAATCAACTGTATAAAAGTCTAAAAACACCATTTATTTAGTTTGAAATATAATAAATAAAATTATTCAACTTAAAAATAAAATAAATACATCTTATATCATTATATCGATATGGGTGTAAATATTAAATTCAATTCTGCTCTTAAGAATCTAATAAATATGGACTTTGGAGAAACAAATGTATTTATTAAGTTTGGTACAGATTGGTGTGTCCCATGTCAAGAACTTGATAAAATCCTGGTAAATTTTCCAAATAGTATGTTGTATCATGTAAATCTTGATAACGACGAGTTTGAAAATGTAATGGAAGAGTACAATTTTAAATCAATTCCGTACACAATTATCAAATACAAAAAAGACCTTCGAAATTTCGGTGGTGTTATGACAGCAGACAAAATAAATAAATTGATTGATGATATGAAAAATTAAATTCCGATAGGGGGTCGTATATCAAAAATTACAAAAAATTATCCGGTTTAAAAAATTAGTATATATCTAAACTAGATAATTTAACATGGCGGAAAAATTCAAGAAGTACACTCAGATCGAGCACATTTTAGCTCGCCCTGGTATGTACCTAGGTGATATAAAATGTGTAAACGCCGAAGCGTGGAAAATTGAAGAGGAAAAACTACATTTTGCTATGTGTAATTACAACCCAGGAATATATAAACTTTTTGACGAAATTATAACTAACGCATCAGATGAAGTTCAGAGAAATCCCGAAGTTAAAAACCTCAAAGTTGAAATCTCACAGGAAAAAATTAGCGTATTCAATGATTCTGGTATTCCGATTGAGATTCATCCAGAATACAATATTTACATTCCAGAACTTATTTTTGGAAATTTGCTAACATCAACAAACTTTGACGACGCACAAAAAAGAACTACAGGTGGTCTCAATGGTCTAGGAGCAAAACTTGTGAATGTATTCTCAACAGAATTCATAATCGAGACGTGTCATTCCGGCAAAAAGTACATACAGACATTTGAATGTAATATGTCTAAAAAAAATAAGCCGGTAATTACCAATACAAAAAAGGCTAATTACACTAAGATATCATTCAAACCCGATTATGCTCGTTTTGGAATCGCTACGATGTCCCGTGATACCATCTGTATATTGAATAAACGAGTGTATGACATCTGCGCAATTACACCGAATAGTGTAACTGTTCAACTTAACGGCAAAAAAATAAATATCAAGGACTTTTCTGATTACATTTCTATGTATATCGGAGACAAAAAGACTGTACCGAGAACAATATCCGAACAAAATAGGTGGCAAGTGGCGTTTAGTCCAAGCAACGAATTTAAGTGTATTTCCTTTGTAAATGGAATTTCAACAACAGACGGAGGGACACACGTAGAACATGTTATGATGCCTCTCATAAAAAAACTAACAGAAATCATTCAAGAAAAACACAAGAATATCACTATCAAACCAAACTACATTCGAGAAAATCTTTTTGTATTCATTAACTGTAAGATTGAAAACCCAGCATTTTCTTCCCAAACAAAGGAAAAGAACATCACCAAAGCATCAGACTTCGGGAGTAAATTTAATTTGACAGACGACATCGTCAAGAGTGTTCTAAAACTTGGCATTATCGATAATATTATTGCTCTCGCGGAAGCCAAGGAAAAGAAAAATATTTCAAAAACAGACGGAAAGAAAACTAACAGGGTTATCATTCCAAAATTAGACGATGCCAACAAGGCGGGAACAAAAGAATCTAAGATGTGTACCATTATCTTTACAGAGGGAGACTCGGCGAAGACTACTGCTGTATCTGGACTTTCAGTAGTTGGCCGAGACTATTATGGTGCTTTTCCTCTCAAGGGTAAGATACTTAATACACGAACAGCGACTTATTCGCAAATGGCAGGAAATGCCGAAATAAATAACATCAAACAAATTCTAGGTCTTCAAACTGGTAAAAAATACAAATCTGTTTCGGACCTAAGATACGGAAGAATTCTTATTATGACTGACGCCGACACGGACGGGTTTCACATCAAAAGTCTTCTTGTAAATTTCATCAGTCATGGCTGGCCAGAACTTCTCAGGGAAGACTTCATCAGTTCCTTGGTTACGCCTGTAATTAAGCTCACGAAAAGAAATCAAGTAATCCCCTTTTACAACCTCAACGACTACAAAGACTGGAAAAAGACAAATAATGTTTCTAATTTCAAAGTAAAATATTACAAGGGTCTTGGTACAAGCACTCAACAAGAGGCTAAGGAGTATTTTAGATCTATGAAAACACTTAATTACAAAATAAACAGTGAAGCAGACTCAAAGTCTTTAATTTTGGCTTTTACAAAGACAGAAGCCGATGCACGCAAAAAGTGGATCCTAGAAAGTATTAAATGTCCAAAAAGCATTGATTACAATGTGAAAAATGTTTCAGTAAAGGATCTCATCGATAAAGAACTTGTGCTATTTTCTATCAGTGATAACATCCGAAGCATTCCTAGTCTTGTTGACGGGATGAAACCCTCACAAAGAAAGATTATTTATGCTTGTATCAAGAGAAATTTATACTCGGAGATAAAGGTATCGCAATTGTCTGGATATGTATCTGAGAAAACTAATTATCATCATGGCGAAAATAGCCTAATGGACACTATCGTTTCTCTTGCGCAGAATTTTGTGGGGTCTAATAATATTAATCTACTCGAACCTGTTGGACAGTTTGGGACAAGACTACTCGGCGGCAAAGACGCCTCCAGTCCAAGGTATATCTTCACACACCTCTCAAACGAATTCAAAAAACTTTTCAATGAAGATGACAATGCCGTATTGGATTATATAGAAGAAGATGGAGACTCAATTGAACCTACATTTTATGTTCCAACGTTGCCTCTACTTCTTATCAACGGGGCTTGCGGTATTGGCACAGGTTTCTCATGTGATGTACCATGCTTCAATCCTGAAGACATTAAAAAAAGGCTAATGGATTTAGTGATGGACGAGGACGCAGATATTCCAGAAATGACACCGTGGTATAAAGGGTTTTCCGGTACTATTAAAAAGACCGACACGAATAAATGGATAACCACTGGAAAGTTCAAAGTAAATGGCAACACAATAAATATCACCGAACTTCCTATTGGAACGTGGACAGACGATTACAAGTCGTATTTAGATAAACTAGAGACCGAAGGCATTATCTTCGGCTACACAAATGAATCTACAGAAACAAATGTAAATTTTACTATCAAGTGTCCATTGGAGAATGTAATTGAATGGACTCAAAACAACGAAATTCTAAAGAAACTGAAACTTATTTCACATCTATCGGCGAATAACATGTATGTATTCAATGAGAAAAATGAAATAGTTAAAATGGAATCTCCCGAAGAAATAATCTTCCATTTCTGGAGAATTAGAAATGACTATTATATCAAAAGACAAAATTACATTTGTAATAAACTAAGTAGTGATCTAATTACTCTAAATTCTAAGATAAGATTTGTTAATGATATCATGGACGAAAATGTAGTCGTATTCAAAAAGACGCTGAGTTCAATAATCGATCAGTTGAAATCGAGTGGATATCCAAAAATCTCAGATTCTTATGAATATCTCATAGGTATGAAAATTCACTCCTTTTCAAGTGATACAATCGAAACACTTACAGCAAAGAGAGACAAACTAAACGAAGAATACACGAAGTATAAAAATTATTCCCTAAGGAATTTTTGGGAAAATCATATATCGTAATGTACTAATTAATTTTAAAAAAAAATATTTTATTATATTAAATAAATAAATAAATATGAGAAATGTTCTTTATGCTATGTTTTTGGCCATTGTTTCGTGGATGGTTTTCGGAAGTATGAATGAGCTAACTTTGGCTCACGAAGAGAATGGTTGCTGCGGCGTTGGGACTTGCGGCAAGAGCAAGTTCACTGGTATGATCTGGTGGGCTAATCTAATGATCGCCATTCTCGCAACTGTCGTTGCTTTGCATGGTGCTGCCAAGATGACTCCCCAAGGCCGCATGCTCCCCTCAATTCCCTTCCTCACAATGTAAAATGACTGGTGCATGATCACTGGAAAGAGGAATTCCTTCATTATTTTCGCCTATATATTTCAAACATTTACTGTAGTTATGATTAATATTCTTAGTAAAGAAATAATCAAGTCTCCATCCTTTGTTTCTGTTTCTTGTTCTAGACATTCCATTTTCTTTTACTTGTCGCGGATCCCACCAAGTATAAACAATGTCGCATTTCATTGTATCGATAAAATCTAAACGTTTTATATCTTCAATAAATTTAAGTTCATGTGGATATGTTCCCGGTCCGGGTATACATTTGCTTTGATCAAAATGTGTCTCTTTTGCTACGTTAAGATCTCCGCATAGAATTACCTTACCATCGGTTACATTAAGAAAGTCGCGCAATTTATCGTTGAATTTTATTTTGTTCTCATAATTTGTTCCAGAGTTTGGAGCATACACTGTAATTAGTGTGATGTCATTAAATTTCATTATTATAATTCGTCCTTCCAGATCTTCGTATCCGGGGATCTGTGTTTCAAATGTAGGCTTTATACCCGTTTTATAGAATATACATGTCCCTGAATATCTATCAGATGCTCTTGCTCCGTCTAGTTTAGATTCATTAAAATACATATTGTATCCAGGTATAGATATTATATCAGACTTTGCTATAGAACAGCGCGTTTCCTGCAAACAAATTATATCCGGGTCGAGTTTAAGGAGCGAATGTATAGCACTACCCTCTATGGGATAAAGTTTGTCATTTTTCTTAAGTTTGCTTGAAATTAGTTCATTGAAAATACGAGAGCGTATGCCATTAACATTCCAAGATACAATTTTCATAATACATACATTTATACAATTATTTATGTATTAATATAAGTATTTTTTTGTAATTAATTTATTGCTCTGTAGAAATAAAGTTTTATCTTCTTCTTTATCTGTAAAAAGAATTGGTCTCTGATCTTTTGGGTTCCAGAGTTTAGTTATGAAATTGTATGCATTTTGCCATTTAGAACAGTCTTTTGTAAAAATACATACACAATGACAATTAGTCTTTAAAATGTCATTTACATCGGTAATACATTTCAATAAATTCATATATGCCGGCAAGGGTAATTCGTTATCTTTAGCTGTTTCTAGATTTATATATAATTTAAAAATTTCGTTGCTAGTGTGAATAAGTTTCCATGTATTTTTGAAATATTGTAAAAATTCATTAAATCCATCCTGGTCGTATCCGTTATCGGATAATAAATTTACTGTAAACAGTTCAGATGTCTTATTTAAAATTATCTTAACAGACGGTCTATCGAGAATGTATATTTCGTTATTCATTATAATATTATACAATTACTAAATGTATTTTATATATTTTTGATGCGCAAAATTACGTTTTTTAACGGTTATTAAGATCTTAAAGATATATTGTATTGTTATTGTACTATTATTATTCATGGTATCAATTGAAAGTATCTGGGACGACTTTGAAGAACTTAAAACAGAAAATAAAACTATAGATGTAATATGCGACTGTCAACATTTAAATTTACAAACTGATACTAAACAAGGTAGTAAAATCTGTTTAGATTGTGGAATAGTTGTATTGAGCAATATGTTTGAATCTTGTGAATGGAATAATTATAAACAAGACGACGGTTCTTTATCTAATGTATCACAAAGAGGTGATGCGTATGTTTCTGATAACCCTTATGATAAAGGAGGAACGATACCCGGATTTGCTAATAAAAAATCATTGATGATGAGAATACATTATCAGCAGACGTTTAGTCACAAACAGAAAACATTCTGGAATATTTCAGAGAAGTTTCAAAATTACTGCACTCAGTTAAAAATTCATGTATGTGTATTACCTATTGCTAAGGACATGTGGCATATCTGTATGGAGTCTGGAAAATTAACGAGGGCTTCTGTAAGAAATGGTCTCATAGCATCTTGTCTTTATTATGCTTGTATTTATAAAAGTCTTCCATGCGATAGACAATCTATTATAAACTTAGTAGATGGTAATCAAAAGGGGTTTTTAAAGGGAGAGAAAATATTTCACGAAATTATGGAGGAAAATAGTAGGTACAGGTATCTTGGAAAAGAAAAAATAGACATAATAGAAAATGATTCATTCATCAAGTATATCAGTATATTAGAATTACCTTTTAAAACATCGGAAATATGCAATAAGTATTTTACAATGTATAAAGATAAATTAGATTCAGTGACTCCTAAGTCAGCAACAGCTGGGATTCTATTGTATGTGATTAAAAAAGATTTAGGTTTGAAGGCGCCCAGCAAATCAACCGTATCCAGGGAAACTGGAGTTTGTATTCCTACGATAAATAAAGTACTAACTATTTTAGAATCTGTTTAAAAAAATAATAGATACAGTATTGTATAAAATTGTAGATGATATCGTTGATTACTTCGTGTAATTCTTTTGTTGCTTCGGCGCATACAAAATGTATTAAACCATATTTTACCGCCAGAAACAG